CGCCGCTTTCGACTTCTTCCGGTAGCTCCTGGGCGAGTTCCTTGGACTTTCTGATATGATACACTCAGGTGCGTTATTGTACTAATCAATGATTTGCATTGACAATGAAAAATCTCTCATTTCTAGCCGTTTGCCAGTATTTCGGCTCTCAACGGAAGCTGGCCAAGATCCTCGGCTGCAACCCTAGTTTCATCGGCCATGTTGTGCATGGTCGACGCCCTATGCCTGAAAAATGGGCGCCAATTATCGAGCAGGCTTCCGGTGGCCATTTCTTGCGCTCCGAACTCGCTCCGAACTCTCCGTGGGTGAAAACGCCTGAAGTGGCACCGAAATCATCTCGGCAAGAATCTAAATCTGAAGGCGCGGGAAGGTCACCCAAAAGGGTTTGATAAAGGCTTTCGGAGTGAGCCATGGCACGTTACAGAAAGATTGATCCACGTATCTGGAACGATGAGAAGTTCGCGTCTCTTTCGCATGAAGGCCAGAGAGCATTTCTTTTCATACTCACGCACCCATCGATGACGAGCTTGGGCGCGTTCCGTGCGACGAAAGAGGGCATCGAGGCCGAGCTTGGCATCGACACGAAAGGGTTATCCAAACCCTTTCAGGAACTCTTATCTAAGGGTCTCATCAAATACGATGAGAGCTGTTTTTTAGTCTTCGCGCCGAACTTCCTGAAGTACAACCAACCTGAAAATCCAAACGTTGTGAAAGGCTGGGCTGGTTGCTTAGATTTGCTGCCTGAATGCCCGCTTTTGGCAGAAGTTTTGCAGCGTGCAAAATTGTGCGCATCTGCTAACAGCAAGACTTCTAAGGCTTTCTCTGAAGCTCTCGGAAGGGTTACCGAAACCCTTTCGGAATGGTATGCCAAACAGTTGTCGAAGGGTTTGGCAATACAGGAGCAGGAGCAGGAGCAGGAATATAAGGATGTTTCTGACGAAACATCCTCGTCCGCTAACGCGAACGTGAGAGAGTGCGAGTCGGCCGATGATAACCAGACGGACCTTTTCGAAAAGGGTGTAGCCGCGGCAACGGTGGACCGAACCCCTGCCGACGAGAAGGATGAAATCGAGGCGGATTCCCCGCAATCAGGGGAAAGTACCCCTGCCGATGCGCTGGCCCCGAAGTCAGCTAAGCGCAACCCACCCGTGCCTTACCAAAAAATTGTCGACCTCTACAACGCCAAGTGCACGCCCGCTCTGGCCGCCGCCAGGCTTACCGACAAGCGAAAGGATGACATCCGCAAACGCTGGAAGGACATGCAGGACTACACCGGCGCAAAGACGGAGGAAGAAACGCTTGAGGCTTTCGGAACCCTTTTTGACCGCGTTGCACACAGCGACTACCTCAAGGGACTCGTCAACGGTTTCAAAGCGGATTTTCCATGGCTCATGCAGCGCGAGAAGTTCGAGTTTGTCCTCGGAGGACGCTACGACAACCGAGAACATGCCGCCATTGAGCGCAACGGGTCAAGGGGCACCTCACCCTTACCCGCCCACCTTAATCCACGCCAGCGCTTCGATGCGGCCTATTACGCCGATGCCAAGAAGCCTGACGGAACGACTGACTGGGGAGTTTGACGATGAATGGATTTCAATCGCTTGAGGATATTGTCGTTGGCGGAGTCACATGGCGCAACGAAAATCGGTGCTGCCTTGAGCATGGCCCTTATGTGGCGCGTGTGGTTTTTGCTTCCGGCAAGAAGGTTTCGGACGGCATTTGCCCTGTTTGCCAGCGCTTGAAGGACGAGGCGGAAGCCAAAGCGAAAGCCGCGGCAAAGGCCAAACTTGAGGCCGAAAAGGAACGCAAGCGTCTGGAGACTGCTCTCGGTCGCGCGTGCATTCCTGCGGACTTCAAGGACAAGTCCTTTGAGACCTTCATTGCCGACACGCCTGAGCTCAAAGATGCGCTTGCACTTGCAAAGCGTTTCGTAAAGGGTTGGTCAAAGGCTTGCGAAGGCGGCTACGGATTGTTTTTCTACGGCAACCCCGGCACCGGTAAATCGCACTTGGCCATTTCTATCCTTAAGGCTTTGTTGCCACAGGTGACCGGTCTCTACACCCGTGTGCCGGACATGATCGGCTATATCCGTGCGCAGTGGCGCCCAGACGGCGAGACGAGTTCTTACGCCGCTATTCGCCGCTACGTCGATCTGGACCTTTTGGTACTCGACGAGCTTGGCGTGCAATCCGGGTCGATCAATGAACAGACACTGCTCTTCGAGGTGATCGATGCCCGATTGTCTGAGAACCGTCCCACGATCTTTTTGTCCAACCTCAAGCCCAAGAATCTGGCCCCGATCATCGGGGAGCGCCTTGTGGACCGAATCAAGGGCAAGTGCGTCCCGCAGCAGTTTTCCGGTGAGTCGCGCCGCAAGCCTCTGACCGCTGATGTCTTTGGGGTGGCGGCATGAATCTACTTCACGCTTTTTCGATTCTGATGCTCTCGTTAGCCCTTGGATTCTTGATCCTGACTGTTCGGACTACAGGCAAGGCTCTCATGGAAATGATGTCCCAAATACTGGGCGAAATTCGAAAAGTTAAAACTTCGACCCCTTTGGAGGGGCGCAAATGAAAACGAAACTGGGCATTGCGCAACTGGCTAGACATTACTTTTCCGTCCTCATCGATAGGGTAGACCGTCATCTCAGGGATCGTGTGAACTATGACATCTACATCCACATCCTTGAGCCAATCCTGTTCCGTCTCGGGGAACGCAGGACTGGGCGCTGGGATATTGACGTCGGAGAATCTGACATCCCGGCTTATGCACGAGCCGGCTATGCGTATTTTTCGAATGCGAAAGGGGATATCGCCTGGTATGGCGGTGATGGTCCCCAAACAAAAGTCGTACTCAGAACCTGTGGGACGGCATAGGTAAGCAGATACAAGGAACTTAGGACCTATCTGATCCAGTCGCATTTGGCCTGATGATCTCCAGGCGATAAATCCAAAGACGGCCAGAAATAGCGTGGAAACGGCAGTGATGCAAGAGAAAAAAGTATTCCAAAAATCCACTTTGAGCTCCGTGGGTTGGTTGATGTGTTGGCGCACACGCAATCTTCTCACGGAGTTCTGAAGGGAGGAAACATGGGAACGGAACAAGAAGGACAAGTAATCGTCATCTACTACAAAGGAAACGTTCAGGTCGTGGTGCTGAAAGTCGATCTCAGGAAGGAGGATAAATGATCAAGTGTTTTGAAATGACGCCACAAAAGGCGCAAGAGCTGACAAAAGACACATACGTCGATCCTGACGATTGGATGGCCTACACGCTTCGGCCTTCCGTGTTCAAGAAGGCAAAGGAGCACGGATGGATCTTTCATGCAGAGGTTCATGAGGACTACTACGAGTGGATCAATGAGTTCTGTGCCATCCGATTGTCTGATCACGCAGCAGTCTGGGGTGATTTCGAGGACAAAGTTTTTGCCAGTTCGCAGGATGCTTTTGACGAGTTTTCGAAGCTTTTTCAGCCCGATCTCTGGGATTACGGAGACATTTAAGTGAGCATCAAGCGGTTTTTAAAGGCGTTTGCGTGTGCGGTTGGCACGCTGACGATTGGCATCTCCACGGTGGGTTTCATTGAATCGTTACCACCAGACATCAAGCCCGCGGCAGTTGGGGGCGTTGTCTTGTTTCTAGCTGTATGTGCATTGACTTGGTCTTTTTACCAAAGCTTTGATGATTGATGAGGTTTGGACATGAGTGAATTGACTCCTGAAAAAGTAGCTGCGTTTTTGAATCGTCGTACAGGCGGTTTTGGCTGCTCTGTCTGCAAAGCCAACGAATGGCAGATGAATGTTTCTGACAAGGAATGCGATCGAATCGAGATCAGATGTGGTCACTGCGGGCACGTTGTTCTTTTTGACCGCGGGTTCCTCGAAAACTCTGTTGATGACCTTACCAAGGGGCAAACGCAAGCAAATCTAATTCGGCGGATTTTTGGATGGTGACGTATCGGTATGAACTCTGGCTACTACGTCATTTGCTGGTGGAAGCAGAGGGCTGACGCGATGCACGAGGTGCTGCCTGAAGGACTGCCGGAGGTGCTGTGCTATTGCGATGCACAAGACTCCAAAGGTCTTGAGACGCTGAAGCGTGTCTATGCCGAATCCAAGCTTGCGACCCATGGTTACTGTTTTGGTTGGCGTCCGGGCGCAATGAAGCGCCGCAAGGTTTCGCCTGAATCGCTGTTGGCGATGCGCCGCAAGAAGCTTCGCAAGACCGTGGAGGAAAAGTACCCGCTCTTTGCTGATGAGATGGAGCAGCGAACTCTCGAAGCTGAAGCCAAGAAGTATTCCCTTGAAGCGATCCGGGAGAGGGCATCGGAATTGGAATCAATGGAAGCCGAAGAGACCCAGACCATGACCGAAGCGATGACGCCTTCGCAAGCGCTTGTTTTCCTACGCCGACAGTTCGTTGTTCCGTTCATCAACGACAAGGTTAACGAGCTTCATCGGCAGGGAATCCAGCGCCTTGCTGCGGCCATCCAAAAGGGAGAGGGCGAATTTGAGGAGACGAAATGATGGAATTGGAGAGGAAGACTTACGACAGCCTTGATGACGTCGTTGTTCAGGATCATTCGTGGCTCGTGAAGAACCAGAAGATGCTCGTTCGTATCGATGGACACGACATCGTCGTGGATCGAATCTACATCCGCTCTTATGAGTCGATGATTTCGACTTGTGTTTATGAGGTTCTGGCGTCTGGCCGGTTCGGTGGTTGTGAATGCAAGGTTTTGATGCACGGCGATGGCAGGCCATACGCAGGGTGGGACTCGTCAGAAAGGTTTGTTGACAGTGCCAGACGTGCATGGTTCATGAACCACATGAGCGAAGAGGCCAAGAGACTCCAAAAAGAGCGGTCGGAAGCAATTCGGAAACGAATTTGGGAAAAAAGAGTAAACCAGAGAGGGAATGTATGACCAGACACGACAGGCTCGAAGAGGTTAAGCGTCAGGGATACCGCGCCGGTCTGAACGGTGAGCGCTGCAAGCAGTACACCGAGACGATGCGATCAGGTGAGGAAGTCAGCGTCTTCACGCAGGCGTTTGTTTTTGGAATGAACGAGCGCAAACGACGTCTGGTTGAGGAGCGCCGAAAGAAGGAGGCAGAAGCAAATGTTCGCTGAAGGCTACGCTGCTGCCATCGCCAAAGCCCGGCTATACGCGAAGGGCAGGCTCAAGCCCGGTCAGATGAATAAGACCGAAAAAGCCTATGCCGCCTGGCTTGAGAATGAGAAACACGCTGGTCGTGTCATGAGCTACTGGTTCGAATCGTTAAAGCTCAAGATCGCAGAGGGAACGTGTTGGCTAACCCCTGATTTTTGTGTTCTGCGACCAAATGGAGATGTTGAACTTCACGATGTAAAGGGAAGTCCAAAGATTTGGACTGACGACAGTAAAGTGAAAATGAAAGTTTGCGCTACCACTTACCCGTTCCGGGTGTTTGTTGTTTTTCCGCGTAGCAAACAGCGAGGCGGTGGGTGGGAAAGCCATGAGGTGGTGCCGTGACAGAAATTTGGAAGGATGTTGAAGGTTACGACGGTCGTTACCAGGTCTCAAACAAAGGAAGAGTTCGCTCGGACAGAAAGGTTCTTTCTCCGGGGAAAAGAAAGACGGGTTATTGCTTTGTTGTTCTCTATGGTGCTGAACGAAGAAAGACAGCGACTGTTCATAGGTTAGTCGCAAAGGCTTTCATCTTGAATCCAAATAACTACCCCGAGGTAGATCACATTAACGGAGACCCTTCGGACAATAGAGTTGAAAACCTGCGTTGGTGCACTCATGGGTAAAACAATTCATTTCCTTTAAAGAGAAAAAGAGTTTCAAATTCAATGAAGGCAAGCAGCATTTGTAGGCGAAGGATTCTCGACATGAATGCAAAAAAGCGGAAGCCAGTTAGATGTGTCGATACAGAAGAGGTTTACGAGAGCATTACAAGTGCGGCACGGAGCTTAAATGTTTCACCCGGAATGATTTTTCAGGCAATCAAACTTAGGCATCGATGCCGAGGAAAGAGTTTTGAATACGTTGAAAAATCCGGCGTACTAGGAGACACCGATGCTGTCGAAAAGTGATGAAGATATTCTCAATGAACGCCTCCACAACTGGGGGCGATGGGCTGCCGATCGAAAACTCTCGGGGTCAAGCTTCTTGTGGCGCATGATGCAGAAATACGGTAAAAAAGACCCGCAAGACATGAAGTACGAGGAGCCTAAGGAGGTAATTCCACCTCTCGATCCGATTGATGCAGTTAAGGTAAATCGTGCGTGGCAGTCGTTGCCGGAAAGCCCGCATCGTTACCACTGCGCAAAGTGGGTTGTGGTGGCACATTACTGCTACCCAAACATGCTCAAGCGCATTGCCTGCAAGCAGCTTAAGATTGGAGTAAAGGATTACGATCAGCTGTTGGAACTCGCTAAGTACATGCTCTTCAACAGGCTTGAGCAACACGCGAGCAAACGACTCTCGGCCTCTGATTAAAAATCCAAAAATATTCTTGACACACAAAAAATTGGTGTTAGTATTGTCTCAACACAATTTGATCACCAGGTAATGCTGAGGAGGGAGCCGATGGGGCTCCCGAGTCATGCCTGGAGAAAATGTAAGTCAATATTCAGAACCCCGTCAGGACGCTGTCTCGGCGGGGTTTTTCGCAGGTATCGTATAAGGGCATTACCTCAGCCTTCCAAGCTGATGATGCGAGTTCGAGTCTCGCTACCCGCTCCAAATTGCATAAGCCGCCTACGGGCGGTTTTTTTGTTCCTTAATCTTTTTGAGGAAGACCATGACAGCCACAAAATCTGCCAAGGCGCCCAAAAAGATGGGGCGCCCCACCAAATACAGCAAGCTAACGGCCGACAAGATCATTGAGATGATCGATTCAGGTCTGTCTGAACGAGAGATCGCAAAGAAGAAGGGGATGCCCGATGTTTCGACGATCAGAGCTTGGAAAGACAGACACCCAGACTTTCTCTCTCGCTCCGTGCGCGCGCGAGAAGCCAGTGCAGAGCTGTTCAACCTTGAACGAATGAAGCTCAACGACTGGCTCGTGAAACAGGTAAAGCTCGCGGCCGAGTCAGGCATGGACATTCCGAAAGGAGTTGTCGAAGGCGCCAAGGTCGCAATGCAAGAGCTTGCGAGAGAAGCTGCATTCCGAGACGACCGAAACTATGGCGACCGCAAGAAGGTTGCCTTGACGGGCCACGACGGCGGTGCTGTGAAGGTCAAGGAAGAAGTAGACCTTTCCGGTGCAACGCTTGACGCTTTGAAGCAAGCCCGCGAATTGCTCTATGGCAACACAAAGAATTCCGACACTCATTGAACTTGACCGCGAGATTGCGAAGCGCAGTTTTGCGGAGTTCTGCAAGATGGCGTGGCATGTTCTGGAGCCTGCCGCAGAACTAAAGTGGGGTTGGTGCTTGGATGCCATCTGCGATCATTTGCAGGCTGTCCACGATGGACGTATCAAGCGACTGCTGATGAATGTTCCGCCCGGTTGCATGAAGTCTCTTACAACGGGAGTTCTATTCCCGGCATGGGAATGGGGGCCCGGAGCTCGTTCAGACCTTCGATTTCTGACAACGGCTCACAAAGAGACTCTGGCTATCCGAGACAACATGAAGTGCCGACGACTGATCCAGTCGGACTGGTTTCAGGAGCGATGGCCGGTCAAGCTAACGGGCGATCAGAACGCCAAGAGTAAGTTCGAAAACACGGAGACCGGCTTTCGTGAGTCCATGAGCTTCACGTCTTTGACCGGTTCGCGTGGTGACCGTGTGATCATCGATGACCCTCTGTCGGTCGATGATGCGTTCTCCGAAGCAGCGTTGCAGGCCGCTGAGGACACATTCCTTGAAGCGGTCCCGAGCCGTGTGAACAACAATGACTCGGCGATCATCGTGATCATGCAGAGGCTGCACGAGAGGGACACGAGCGGCATCATCCTTGCGAATGACCTGGGCTACGAGCATTTGATGCTTCCCATGCGCTTTGAGAGCAACCGGCGATGTGTGACATCCATCGGTTTCCGCGATCCTCGAACAAGGGACGGTGAGCTGCTCTTTCCCGAACGCTTTGGAGAGCAGCAGGTGCGCGAGATGGAGCGCACGATGGGTTCCTACGCTTGTGCCGGTCAGCTGCAACAGCGTCCGGTGCCGCGCGGTGGTGGCCTCTTCAAGCTGGATTGGATTCAGCACTGGACGGCAGAGAGCCTGCCGAAATCGTTTGAAAAGATTGTCATTTCGTGGGACATGACCTTCAAGAAGTCCGATTCTTCGGACTATGTTGTTGGCCAGGTTTGGGCGAGAGAAGGTGCCAATTTCTACTTGCTTGACCAAGTACGTGACCGATGGGACTTCGTGCAAACCAGAGCGGCCTTTCAGTCTTTGGCTGAGAAGTGGCCGAAGGCGCATCGAAAGCTTGTCGAAGACAAGGCGAACGGCCCCGCCATCATCAGCGAACTCAAAAACAAGGTTGCAGGGATCATACCGATCACTCCGAAGGAGTCGAAGGAGGCTCGTGCCTCGAGCGTCACGACTTTGTGGGAGGCGCACAACGTCTTTTTGCCTCCGCCCGATTTGAATCCATGGGTCAAGAACACGTTCCTTCCGGAGCTTCTGGCATTCCCTGCCGGTGCTCACGATGACCAAGTTGACGCGATGACGCAGGCTTTGAGTGACCTGCACTTGAACAAGGGCTGGACGGTGAGCGCTTCGAACCGGGCGGCCATCAGAACACGCCTTAGGTAACAAAACACCATGAGCAAGAAGTCCAAAAAGCTAAAGAAGGCCGCGCCGACTGCAGAGCCAATGTCCGAAGTCCGTAAGGCGAGTCGCAAGCTCAACAACCTCACGGAACTTCTGGCTATTCTCAAGCAAAAGGAAAAGACTAAGACGGTTTCCTCTGAGACATTCAAGGAATCGAACTACAGTCTGCCGGCCACGCTTGGCGTCACGGAAGAGTATCGAAAGAAGCTAGACAAGGAGTTTTCCAAAACCATTGGCATGGACTCTGTCGTTGGCTCGCTCACGCAGCACGCCATTGAGATGGGTCAGTTTCCTGTTACGGCTTTTGTTGGCTACGGTGCGCTGCAGCAGATTGCCCAGAACGGCATGATCCGCAACTGCATCAAGACCGTGGCTGATGACATCACGCGAGAGTGGATCAAGGTAACGGGAGGCGATGACACACCTCCTGAAAAGATCGCGAAGCTTCAGGAAGCTCAGGAGACGCAGTACCGACTGCAGGCGCTTTTCAACGACGCCATTTGCAAGGTCGGCTTCATGGGCGGAGCGTTCATCTTCATTCGCACCGAACCAAAAGACGAACCGGATGTTGATCTCACTCTCCCGTTGATCGTCAATGGCGAATCAGGGGAGTTAGGCGAGGCTGGCAAGGTCAGCTTTGTGGTTGTCGACCCGATCAATGTTTCGCCCGGACCGTACAACTCATATGAGCCGCTCAGAAGCGACTACATGAAGCCGGGCAGCTGGATGGTTCTTGGGCATCAGGTTCATGCCTCTCGTCTTATCACGCTCTATGCGAATGAGCCGCCGACTTTGTTGAAGCCGGCATACAACTTCCTCGGCATTCCGCAGGCACAAATCCTTTGGGATTACGTCAATCACTGGAACGAATGCCGAGTGTCGGCGCAGGAGCTGATCAAGAAGCTATCGCTTCTCATCTACTACACCGACATGCAGTCCCGCATGGGTTCCTACGGTGGCGTTCAGGAACTTGATGCCATCATGGAGGTGCTTCAGCACTACCGAAACAACGACAGTGTGTTTGTGGCGGACAAAGAGTCGGACCAGGTCGACAACGTCCAGACGACCGTGAGCGGTGTGCAAGACATTGTTCGTCAAGCTCAGGAAATGATTGCGGCCATCAACCGCACGCCTGCAGTGAAGCTCTTTGGCATCAGCCCGAGCGGCTTCAATGCAACAGGTGAAAGCGACATCCGTAATTACAACGACCACGTCCGAAGTCAGCAGGAGCTTTATCGACCTGCCATTCAGAAGTGCCTCGAAGTGATCCAGATGCAGCTTTTTGATGAGGTCGATCCATCAATTAGCTTTGAGTTCAATGAGCTCAACCTCGACAACGAAAGTGCTCAGGCAATGAACTTCAATGCTCGCGTGACCGCGTTGAGTACCCTGAAGGATCGCAATGTAATCAGCGCTGAAGAACTCCGTCAGGCCGTCCGTATGGACGAGAACTCCCGTCTGGGATTTTTGAGCGAGGAATTGCCGGAACCCGAAGAGGGAGAACTGTTCTCTGACGTTGGAAGTCAAGAGCTGTTCGACCAGTACAAGGGTTCGATTTTTGGGGAGTCCGAAAATCAACCGGCAATGAAGAAGCAGGAGAGCATCTTCGATGACGAAGGCAAGCCGTAAACCAAAGGTGGCGAGGGCGACTGAGCCCAACGTTGGAATACGGTCAAAGCTTCAAAAGCGTCTTGTGAGTCTGTGCAAGCAGTTCGACAAGATGGTGATTGATGACATCTTTCTGCACTTGGCTCACCAGAACGCATTGGCGCAAGACTGGAGCCTGTCTGATCCTAAAACCAACCGAGACAAGCAGCGTCTCAAAGAGATCAGCTCTGCAGTGCTTGCTGCTTGGCGCCGAGACAATGCGTCTTTTCGGTCGGACATAGAAGGGTACGTCGACAGGAACATTGCCAGTTGGACTTCGAAAGCAACGACCGCCGCGCGCAAATTGGCTGTATGGGTGGCCCGCACGATTGCCGCCGACGTAACAGCCAGCCAGCGTTCGGCCTACGTCGCTGCGGGCCTCTCACCCGACATTTTCAAAGAGAAGTGGACTGTGCCCGTTCTGAGGCAACACATCAGTCAAAGCGCAGCTCAGGCCTTGCCTGAGTTGATCAAGTGGTCGACCGAGTTGATCACTCGAATGGCGGTGCGTGACGTTGAGCGCCTGCAGAACCTGATCACAGAGGGGTTGCAGAAAGGTCAAAGCGTTTCAGAAATCAGGCACTTCCTGAGCGTGACGGATGGTTTTAGTGCTGATCGAGCACGCAACGTCGCAATCGACCAGACAAACAAGATCACGCAAGGAATTGCTCGTGCAAACGATGCCGAGCTTGGAGTTACGCAGGGGATTTGGATTCATGTCCCAGGGCAGTACACCTCACGCGAGACGCACAAGGCCATGCACGGCAAGAGATTCGATCTGAACCGTGGGTTGTTCGACTCGGAGGCAGGACGCTACACGTTCCCAAGTGTGGAGCCTTTCTGCAGATGCACATACCGCCCTGTGATCCCAATGGATGCATTAGGAATCAAACGAAATGACTGATCTGGCATTTGACAAGGCGATTAGCTTCAGGTGGCACGACGATGACGGTCGCCTGCACGTCGATCGCTCAAATCTGACGCGAGTTCAGGTAGCCCCCTATATGGGCAAGGAAATTCCCGGGTGGGAAGCGCTGAAGCTTGACCCCGAAAAAATCTACTACGGGTACAGGCCTGCGGAAGAGCTTGGCTCGGATGCCACGATCAAGAGTGTGATCGGCATTCCGATTCAGCTGAACCACCATCTTGATTATCCGGACGACCCAGCGATGGATACGCGAGTTGGTTCTACCGGTGACCTTGCCAAGTTTGATGGAACCTACCTGTCGAACTCGCTCCACATTCAAAACGAAGATGCCTGCCGTCGCATACGAGACGGCAGCATGAAACAACTTTCTCTGGCCTATCACTACCGCCCGGACTTCAAAAGCACGGGCGTTTTTAATGGTCAGAACTATGACTTCACGATGCGAGACATTCGCGGACAGCATCTCGCATTGGTTGAAGAGGGACGAGCGGGATCGTCCTGCTGCGTCAGTGATCATGCTTTGCAAACGAAGGTAAAAGACATGAATGGTGAAAAGAAGACTGTGAATCCGGTCTCAAAAGACGGCGATCCCGGCGTTGAAAGTGCCGAAGTGAAGATCGCTGAACTGGTGCGCGAGCTCTCTGATTTGCTTCGCGCGTTGCATAAAAAAGGCCCCGATGGCCAGCTGACCGATGTCGGTGGTGAAGGCGAAGGAGCTGATGAAGATGGTGAGGGCGGCAAGATTCAGAAGGTCTTAGCCGCTTTTTCCAAACTGAACGCTTCCGAAGAGGATATGCAGACACTCAAGGGAATCCTTGAAGAAATTGCATCCGGCAAGGGTGACGACGATGCCGCACCGGCAGCTTCTACCGGAGAAGGTGAAAAGCCTGACGATGGTGCCAAGGACGATGACGACATCGATGGTACCGGCGCTACCGAGGGAGAAGAAGACGGTGGTGAAGGCGAAGGAGAAAGCGGATCTGAACTCAGTGAAGCCGCACTTGATGCTCTTAAGCGCTGCGGCTTTGACAACGAGTCTGATGACTTCAAGAAGGCATTTGCCGCAGGTCTCGAATACGGCGAAGCCGACAACAAGCCTGATGGCGATGATCAGGGCGCCGGCGGCGAAGAGCCGAAGACTGATGACAAGGGAATTCCGGCGCAGGATGCGGCGATCAAGGCTTTCGAAAAGAAGCTTGAGGCAATGGATGACTGTAAGGAAGTCATCGGCAAGGTTCGTTTGACCGCATTCGACTCTGCCGGTTCGGTTTATCTCTACGCACTCAAGCAGGCCGGCATGTCGGTTGATGGAATCAAGCCTGAGCAGGCTCAGGTGGCTTGGCAGGCTTTTGTGTCTGGCAAGCGAACGGCTGGCAAGAAGACTGGCGTTGCTGAAGACAGCGCTCTGGATGACGTCGAAAGCGATCTGCTGCGCGACATCAAAGTTCGAATTTGATTTTTTTGAGAAGAGAGGAAACTCATGCAGAAGACTGTAAGTCTCTATCCTGCCAAGGGCTTGCCTGGTCAAGAGGTCAACGTTCATACGGCCGTCTACACGCCGTTTAACTACATCTCCGACGGCACTGTGGCAGCAGGTTCCTTTGCCTTTGCCGGTACAAATTCCGACGATGGTGAAGGCGTTGTGTATCCGCTGGCTTCCGGCAAGGGAACCAGCGCCGTGATCGGTCTTGTGGAACGCACGTTCACCGGATCGTTCTATCCGACTGAGGACAACCCCGATGGCACGCTGACCTATCGCAAGGGTCACGAAGTAACCATTGCTATTCGAGGCGACTACTACGTTGCCGCAACCGGTGCTGCCACCGTTGGACAGTCTGTACTTTGCAATCCGGCAGATGGTGCAGTGACCTACGGCACGGCAGGTTCCGCCAACGACACGGGTTGGGTTGTGATGACCGAGGCAAAGAATGCCGGCGACATCATCATTATTTCGAATCGAGGCATTTCTGTTGCTTCTGCTGCCTCTGGAAAGATGGCAACGGTTGACACGGCAAAGGTCGACGAATCTGAGGTTGCATAACTATGGCCACAGCTGATTTCACGAAAAACAACTGGAAAAGTGGCGATGTGTTGACTGCGGACAAGCTCAACAACACTGACAATGGGGTGGCAAACGCCATTGCTGGTGTTCAGGCTCTGGAAGCCGCAACTGCCGAAGCTACGGCTCTTGAGTCAGGAGAGCAACCAACTGCTACTTGGGACGGCTCGAAATGGACGTTTGGCATTCCGGCCGGTGCTCAGGGGCCGAAAGGTGATGACGGTGATCCCGGTGAGCCTGGGGCTCCTGGGGCGGCAGCCACGATCGACAGTGCCGAAGCTACGATTGATGCCAATATCGGCACTCCAGAAGTAACTGTTCAACTTGGGGGCACCTCTCAGGCTCGTACGCTCTCTTTTGCTTTCAAGAATTTGAAAGGTGGTAAGGGGGACACCGGACAAGATGGTGCCCCTGGAGCAAACGGCAAGAACGGTTCGTGCTTCCGTGTGTCTGCAACTGCTTTGACGGACAGTCAGTCTGGAATCGCAGCTGATGCACTTACGCCGAACAACTCCACGATCCCGTATGCAGTCGGTGACATTGTCATGGACGGTACGACCAAGAAGATTTTTGAAATCACGAATGTCTCGGAGGGCACGGCAACCATCGGTGCCGCTCTTGTGACACTCCCCTAATGGAGCTTTTTGAAAATGGATAAAGACATTCAACGTTTGAAGGAGCTGGGTATCTACTCTCCTTACGCAGTTAAGGTGATGCCCTACCACCGAGACAGTTCCGGGAAGATCATCACGGACTACCACAAGGTTTCGAGCACCCAGATTGCACAGGACGCTGCGATGAGCACCGTTCCCAACATCGGTGTTCCGACGGCCTATTTGACTTATCTCGACCCTCAGATCACCGAGATTCTTTTCGCGCCCAAGAATGCGACTAAGCTATTTGGCGAGGCGAAGAAGGGTGATTGGACCGATGCGTTCATGCAGTTCCCGATCGAAGAAATCACGGGTGATGTCACTCCTTATTCTGATTTCACGAATCAGGTAAGCTCTGACGTCAACTGGGAGTTCCCGAGCCGTGAACAGTTCCTCTTCCAGACCACTCTGAAGTATGGTCTGCGTGAGCAGGAAACGGCCGCTCGTGCGAAGCTCGAATACGCCGGTGGCAAGCAGCGTGCGGCTTCTGAGATCATTGCTCGTGCGCAGAATCGCTTCTACCTGTACGGCGTAGCCAACAAGGCTATGTACGGCGTTCTTAGCGATCCCAACCTGCCTGCATCTGAAACTCCGATCACGGTCAACTCCAAGACCACTTGGGCGGACAAGGTTGCAGATACGGGCAATGCAGCGACGATCAGCAACATCATCTTCAACGACATTGCCAAGCTCATCAATTCGATGATGGCTAACAACGCCGGTCTGCTTGATCAGAGCTCTGAATACGTTCTGGCCGTGGCGACCGATCGCTTCAGCTATCTTTCGACTCCGAACAGTTTTGGTCTGACGGCGTTGAATCTGCTGCAGTCTAACTTCCCCAATCTGAAGGTCATCCAGTTGCCTGAACTGGTTACGGATGCCGGTTCGATGCTGTATCTGACGGTCCCGAATCTTCTGGGCAGTCCGACGGCTGAGAACTGCTACTCCGAAAAGATGCGCTTCGGCAACATGGAAACGTATTCCACGAGCTGGGTGCAGAAGGCGTTCGCGGGCACTTGGGGTTGCGTGATTCGCCGTCCGAACTTGATTGCCACGATGTTGGGCATCTAAGGAATCTCCTAAAGAGCGAGGGTGCCGCTGCAACAGCGGCTTTTTTTATGCGGGATGGGCCTGTGCCTGTCCCGCCTTTTTTTCGGAAATAAAAAAATGGCTGGTACTACTGAAAAACGAACCCGTAAAAACAGCAAGCAGGTCGAAGATAAGATCAAGGTTTCTCAGGCCGAAGTGATCGCGTCCACGATGGATGTGGAACCGGAGGCAGACGCTGAAACGGGTGAAAAGATTTCGATTGCAGTCAGTTTGCCGCACGGCATCAAGTTTGATGATGTCCCCAACGGAGCTGGCGGCACTAAAACCGTTGTCTTCCCGGGCGTAAATGACGCCTTGCGCGGAAAGAAGAGCGGAGTGTTGGCGCTTCCAGGAAACGCTGTGTGCGTGCAGATTCTGAAGCGAGACTGGGAAGCGATCAAAGCCATGCACGGCCGAGAAATCGCATTTGTAGGTCGCAATGGACGAATGCCCTGCATCTACCCCGTTGGCGACGTGAAAGGCTTCAAGTCTGCCCGTTCTGAAATCGAAGAGATGCGCCACGGACTCGAGCCGATCGAACCGGTTCAGGCAGGCGTCGAAGAGAAAACAGACAAGAAGGAATAAGCAATGATGACGCCCTTTGAGTTGAATTGCTCCACTTTTCGAAGTTTGTATCCGGGTCTGACGGAAGACGTGATTAGTGACGAAATGCTTCAGGCTTTGTGGGGCGTCATTGAAGCCTTGTTGGGGGATGGGGAGGGTAACTTTCCCTATCCCGAAACAACCATTCAGACGATCCTTTACACCGCGCTCTGCCACTTGGCCACGCTTGAAACGAACGGCATGAATCAGCCGGGGAGGATCGCATCGGCTTCCGAAGGTTCTGTGTCGACGAGTTTTGAGAACCTCAAGATTCAAAGCGAAACAGGCGAATGGTGGAATCAGACAAAGTGCGGCGCGCTCTTTTGGGTTCTGACCAAACGATACCGAGTCGCTTGCCGATTCTACGGCGGGCGCAAATTCCATCCGTGGGGTTAGGCATGAACGAACAGGCTTTCAAACTAGGGCAGGCATTCTCACTCGGACTCGCTTTCAGTCGCGGTGCCAACTGTGCAGCCAAGATCGCTATGGATGCCCAGAGGTGGATCACTGTATTCCCAAACGGTCGGCAAAACGAAGGACGGCCTGCCTTGATTGACTCTGACACCGGCAAAGTTCTCGGAGGCATGGGTGGAAAGTTCAACGGCGTGGACATTCGAAAGACCCGCAAAGAGTATCGCGATTCAGGCGCACAGACAGAAACGCAGAAACTGCCAGAAGTCCGATCTGGTCACGAACATTTGATGACTGGACAGTCTTTAAAGATTGTCCGTGAGACGGAAAAGGCAGTTTTGGTAGATAACCCGGCTTTTTCGAGATACTGGGACAATGATGAAATAGCGATGGCTAAGGCCAGAGGTGAGAAGCAGCAGATATGGCTTCCGAAGTCTCAGATTTCAATTCATGAAGGCCAAGTTGTTGGCATGCCGGGGTGGTTGGCTTCGAGAAGTGGTTTCCAAACCGTAGAGGCTGATGAAGCGAACAAAAAAGCTTTTGAGGCTGGGAAAGCGAAGTATGAGCAAGCCTTGCAAGAAGCCAAACAGTTAGGCATTCCTGGGATTCGGGAAGGAATGAGGTTGGAAACCATCAGAGACAAAATCCGCGAGTTCAAGGCTTCCCACAAAGATCAGTTCAAGGAAGAGAACAAGCTTGAAACCCTTTTGAATCAAGGCAGATTGTGGGAAAAAGGTGATTACTCGAGAACATATTTGACCCCGAAAGCAACCGCAGAGTTCTTGGGGATCAAGTTCAAGATGCATCCAAAAAAACGGAATATTCCAGAGTCCGTTGAGACGGGTGATCCAGACCGAAGATTCACGCCTTCAGCTGCAAATGATCTTTATCGAGCTCTTGAAGATGTCTACTTTGACAACAAGAGCAAAAAGTTTGTGCTTCCCACTGGACTGCGCAATATGCGAGGCTGGTTGCCTGAGTGGCTTGAAAAACGATTCCAAGACGCAATGAAGTAACGACATGATCAAAGTGACGCGCAATTTGAATGGGCTGAAGAGGCTACTGAACAAAGTACCGGAGCGCGTCACTGCAAAGGTGGGGATCATCGACAACCCCGACGTCGCCAGGTACGCCGTCTTCAATGAGTACGGATGGGTTCAGCGCGTCACCGGTGCGCAATCGCTCTTCTTGAGCGGGGCTCTAGGACAGCCAGTGCCAAAGGTTGGCGGTAAGCCGCAGTGGTCGAAAGCCGCTGTCAAGCCAGGAAGCACTCTCATGTCGCCGCCACGTCCTTTTTTGAGGGCTACTGCACGAGACTGTTCAGCTGATTGGCAAAAGCAAGCCAGACAGATTCTTGAGGCAGTAGGACCGTTGGGCGCAGCACAAGCCGTCTTGCACATGGCGCGTCAAGCCCAGGTTGATGTTCAGGAAACGATCCGGAACAACGGAACAGCTAAAGAGAAATTTCCCGATCGAAGTCCTTTGACGCTTGCGCTTTACGAGTCGTGGGACGGTATCAGCTCAAAGGGCAGAAAACGACAGATTTCGGGCGATTCGGGCTCGAAACGCAGCCAAGCGTTGATCAAAACAGGAACCCTTCTGGGGGCCATCGGCTATCAGGTTGAAAAGAAATGAAGACGGTTGACGAAGCAAGAAAACTCGGACGTGCGTTTCGTCTCGGTATGGCATTTGGCAAAGGAAAGTCAATGTCTAGTAGCCTTGCTCAAGATAGCGAAAAAGGAAACGATGAAGATGTCAAGTTCCGAACGCTGAAAAATGGGAATGTGGTTGCCATCAAGGACGGAAAGATTGTGGGAGGAGCAGGGGCAAAAGTAGGGCCGGATAATCTACCTACACTTGAGTTTTTTGCTTCAGCAGAAGAGCGGAAAGGCCAAAGTTACTCAAAGACTGTAACCCAGTATGCTAGGACGCATCTCAAACCGCTTATTGAATCTTTGAGGTACCCTGAAGGAATGCCGCCGGATTGTGAAAGAATCGAGGTGAACGGAAGGTCGATAGATGAAATTGCGGCAAAAATGAATTCCAACAAGGCGGCAGCTTTGCCCTACATCGCAGAGGTCTATCGCAAAGGGACGTACACAGTCGAAAAAGAGAAGAAAAAACCTAATGCTTATGCACTAAACATCTTCACAGAGGCAACAATCAAAGTCAATGGAAGAGATCTGAAAGTGACGGTGATCACCAAACAACGGCAGCCGAAGCAACAAGGCGAGAGATACCTTCAATATGGCATTGGAAAAGCGGATGAAGTAGCCAATGACGCCGTCAACGAATCAACCATTTATGAATTTAGTGATCTAGAAATAGAGAAGCCCTAACTAAGGACACCCTCAGACAGAGGAGGGGACTTGCTAGGGCCTTCAACAGAGGTTCATCGCCTCTGGCTATCTCAAGACCATTTTAGGACGAGACAAACAAGAAAGCAAAGCCCGTTGAGTGAACAACTCAGCGGGATTTTTTTATGTCGGGAATTGTCAGATGGGACTCAATCTTCACAAAGTGGTTCGAGGAGCGATCAACGCTATCCACCCTGATGTGCAGGTTCAAATTCTCCGATCGGTTGGTTCAAGACCAGACGAAAGCGGCTTTGCGGTTCCGACTTACGAAAGACTGTTCGGAGTCACGGCCCAGATTCAGAGCGAGAGCGACAACGCGCTTTTCCATGCGGACATGGCGGGCGCCAATACGCTGACTCGACGAATTTGGTTGTTTGCTCCGAAGGACTTTGAGCATCAGCCTGCGAGCATTTTTCGACCGCTGGCCAGAAGTGGCGACTACGTCGTCCAGGAGGACGGGACAGTCTGGCTTATTTCTGCTGTTGTCGAGAACTTTTCTGGCGTCGGATGGGTGAGTGTCCGAGCCACTATGCAGGTCAATCCGCCCAATGGAGTGGAGTATTTGAAATGACATCAAAACTTTCATCTCCACCCACCCAAGCGGAAGTTCTCACGGAACAGGTCGTCTATCGGGCAGTCAAAGATCTGGAGCTGATGCTGTTTGGTTCGGAGGTTCCGACTGAGGCGATTTCTGCAGGCTATCAGAACGACATCTCTTTGCCGGCCGGCAGCAACGAGTACGTGGTCAACACCATCATCAGCCACATAGATCATGGAACGCCATGTGTCGACTACGAACTCAATCCAGACACGCAAGAGATGAGGGCGGTTGTCTCGAAGCTTGAGGAAGTGGTCGTTCAGGTGGATTGCTACAGCGACTTTCCGGAAAAGGCTCGGATTCGTTGCTTGAGCCTTGCGGCAATCACGAGAACCACGCCGATCGTTGATTTCATGCAGCAGTACGGACTGTCTAGCCTGTACGCAGGACAGCCACGAAACACAACGGTTGTCGTCGATGCCGAGAAATACGTGCAGCGGTGGACGACCGAAATTCATCTTTCATTTACACACAGGGTAGCGCTTGATGTTGACAGCTTCGATGCCGTGAAGGTTGTCATTGCCAACGTCGATGTCAGGTTTCCGCCCAAGCAATAACTGAGGAAACAAAGAAATGTCTATTAGCGCTTCGCACATCGTTCAGATGTCTTCTCGCGTGATTAGCGGTGGCTCGAACGATCTTGAAACCAACGGCATGCTTTTGACTAAGAGCGCCCTGATTCCGACCTCTCAGCCGGCCATGCTGTTCTCTTCGGCTGAGGCCGTGGCCAATATGTTCGGTGCCACGTCTGAGGAGGCCGTTTTCGCGCAGCAGTATTTCGTCGGTTGCACGAACCAGCAGAAGGCCGTCAGCACGCTTGTGATCGGACGCCGAATTGCTGAGGATGCACCCGCATGGATTCGCGGCGGCCAGATTGACGCAGATCTTGCCGCGTTCAAGGCTGTCACGGATGGGACGCTGTCTATCACGATCAACGGAGAGGTAAAGTCTGCGCAATCCCTTGACTTGTCTGAAGCAACGTCTATGTCTGAAGTTGCTGTGAAGGTTGCCGAGGCTTTGACCGGTGTGACAGGTGCCTACGACAGCAATCTGAAGAGCTTCACTTTTACGACCGAAACGACTGGTGCTGATGCTTCCATTGGATATGCGACTGCAGCCGCAACGGCCAGCGTCGGAGCAGGCGTTGTAGGTGAAGCGACGGTTGCAGCACAGGATGGCGGCACGGACTTGTCTGCCATGCTTTGCCTTACTCAGGAAGCTGGAGCTGTCCTTTCTCAGGGCGCTGCGTCCAGAACGGAAACCGAAGACCTCAACGCGATTTGCACGGTCACTCGAAATTGGGTTGGCTTTACCACTCTGTGGGAAGCCGAGACCGAAGAGGCTGAAGCCTTCGCTGCTTGGGCTGATGCGTCAGGCGATGACTACTGCTACATCGATTGGTCTCTGGATGAAAACATGACCAATCAGTTGACGCAGTCCGGCACAAAGGCTGCAACGCTGATGGATATATACAACTGCGCCTGCACGATTTACGGTTCTGAGCAGGATGCAGCCTTCGTGATGGGAGTTGGTGCTTCCATCGCATGGACCCGCACTCAGGGCATGAAGACCTGGTTCGCTAAGACGGCCAGCGGAATTACGCCGCGCGTCACCGATGAGTCCGTCGCAGACGCGCTTGAAGCGATTCGCTGCAATTACACTGGCGAGTTCGCTACGCGCAACGCGGCATTCAATTTCTTCAACCGTGGCACGCTTACGAGCACGCAGTATGGCTTCATTGATGTGCTTTACGGCAGCATCTACCTGCGCAACTCAATCCAGCGCAGCTGCATGGATGGATTTAAGAGCACGAATCGCGCCCCGAACAACGCGCGAGGCGAAGCCCTCATTCGTGCATGGGCGCAAGACCCCATCAATGTCTGCTTGAACAACGGCGTAATTGATACCGGCCTTGAGTTGAGTGAGTCTCAGAAGCAGCAGATTTTGCAAGAAACCAATGACGAAACGGTTACTCAGGAACTGTTTACGAAAGGTTATTGGCTTGGTATCACGATGCCCAGCGCCAACTTAAGAGCCGATCGACAGTCTCCGGTAATTACGCTCTACTACACGTATGCTGGTTCGATCCAGCGCCTGGACTTCGAAGTCACGGCCGTCATCTAACAGATTGCACTGAGCCTCGGCACCGCCGGGGCTTTTTTAATGGAGTGGAAAAACCATGTCCCAGAATTTTGACGTTACCTCTGCGAATGCCGAGGTAATCCTTGCCGTTGAAGACCTATACCCGAGCGGCATTTCTTTGCAGCAATTCTCGGTTGACAATGTGGCTTCTGCCGAGCCTGTTGACGTAACCGAAACGCGCCGCGGCGTGGACGGAAAGATGGTTGCCGGCGTGATCAAGAATGTGACTACGGTCGCGATTGTTCTGGAGGCTGCATCTCCGTCGCTGCCCGCCCTGGAATACATCCGAGACGCAATGAAGGCCAACAACCGACCTTATGAATGCACGTTGACGATCTATCAGCCGGCTCTCGAAAAGGTCAAGACGTATGTCCGAGGAGTTCTGAAGAGTGCTCCACCGATGCCGGCCATCCAGCGCACGCTGCAGCCTACTACTTGGACCTTCGATTTTGAGGATGTCTTCTAATGAACGACTCTGTAACGATCACGATTCAAGACAGATCGACCGAAAGGCAGTTTCGCATCCGTCGGATGCCTGCGCTCCAGGCCGAACAGTGGATGTATCGCGCGGCTTTGGCTCTTGGTAAGAATGTCGGAAATCTGCGTTCTTCCATCGAGGATGGAACCAACGGATTGATGACATCCATCCTTAGGCTTGATTACCAGGACGCGAAGCCTCTTTTGGATGATCTTTTGGCATGTTGCCATTTGATCAATGGTGAGCAGTTTGTGCAACTTACGGGTGCCAATGCAAGCCTTATCGAAAGTCCGCTGACGCTTGTTCAGCTTCGTTTTGAGGCCGCAAAGCTGAATTTCGATTTTTTTTCAGATGGCACGCTCTCAAGTTTCCTCGCGAGGCTCTTTACCGGGCCAAGTGCTCAGAAGTAGCTGGCGCCGCGGCCTATTCCAACGTGCCTCGCGTTTGCGGGGCCGTTGTGGAAGCAGGTCTGGCTTCACTGCTTGACCTGAAGCGTGATCTGACGCTTGAAGATGCCTACATGCTCTACGAGATTTTGCAGGTTCGTTCCTACAACAACTGGTTAGCCAACACAAAACAGCAAGAGGCTTTTGAGAATGCTAAACAATGAAAACGGGCTCTTTTTTGAGCTTGGAATTGATTCGAAAAAGCTCCTTGACGGGTTGGATCGAGCAGCCAAGTCGATTAACGACTTTGAGGGGCGGGCGACCGAAGGCTTTCGGCTGGTTGCGAACGGGCTCAATGAGTTCGAACGCAAGATGCGCGAGGCCCTTGAGCCTATTGATCAAATCGCAATCCAGTTCTCGAAAAGCGGTTTGATTGCCGGCAAGGTCTCGGACGAAGTCGCGGAGCAAATTCTTGACATCGGCACGACGTCGCAAAAAGCCGCTCTAACGGCCGGCAGAGCTTTTGACTCGATCGAAAGCAAGCTTGGCGGACTTGGTCTTCTGTTGAAGACATTGTTTGCGCCGATTGCCGCAGCGTTTGCCGGCGGACGCTTGGCTCAGAACTTTTCGCAGATGGGCGAAGAGCTGTCTGTCCTGAGCGAACGCACCGGTGTGGCTGTTGAGAAAATCGATGCGTGGGCTAAGGCAAACCGAGATGCCGGCGGTTCTGCTGAGGCGTTCAAGGATGCCTTGCAGCAGTGGACGATTGAGACGGGGCGTGGTGCCGATGAGTTCTTCAAAATGGGAGAACACGTCAAGGGCATGACGGATGTCCAGGCGCGCTACTTCATGCGTGCCATGGGGCTGTCTCAGGAAGCCTCTGCGATTTTCATCAAACACAAGGATGCGGCAGATCAGGTCGCGGAAAGCTACAAGAGCGTGGCTTTCACGAAGGAGCAAGCCGAGAACGCCCGCCGCATGAACATTCTGTGGCGTCAATTCACGAATACGGCTCAGTCGCTTGCAAACACGATTGCTGTGGCTGTTCTGCCCATCGTGAACAAGGTGTTGAGCGTTCTGTCCGATGGCTTGGCGTTTCTAAACGAACATTCGAGAGCGGTCAAAATTCTGTTGGGTGGCCTCGGAGCAGTAATTGCAGGGACGTACCTTCGAAAAATCCTGGCCCTGATCGGCGGACTGAAAGGTCTTTTTGCTACGGTAAAGGCAGGAACGACCATTGTTGCCGCTTTCAATGCGGTTCTAATGGCTAATCCTCTCGGTGTGGTCATCGCAGCGGTGGCGGCGCTTGGGCTTGCTATAGACGATCTGATGTCCTTCTTGGAAGGAGGCGGATCGCTCTTTGGCGACTTCATGCGATGGATCGGGTTCAGCGATCGACAGATCAACGAATTCCGTAAAAACCTCGGCAATTTCCTGACGGCAATCGCAAGCATTCCAGGGCAGATTGCGGATGCTGTCGCTTCGATCTTCGGATTTTTCGGAGACGTTTACTCGGCGGCTACCAGCACCTTTGAAAAGGTTAGATCCGTTATCGCCAACATTCCGCGGGCCATTGTCGAGGGAATTCCAAAAGCACTGAGCTGGCTGAAAGAAAAGCTCAAAAGCCTTCTTGGTGGTTTTAGTTCCCTCGTCTCCGGTCTATTTGAGGATGACGATGAAGATGGTGGAGACAAAGGCGATGCCATAGAAAATCGACGTCCAAGTCGTATCAAATGGGAAAACTATCAAGATGACGGAATCGAGTATCCCGATGATGAGGAACAAGAAATTCCTCGGTCGGTCAAGGTCAACAGAGCTCAGACCGTACTGAACAAGTCAGCGGTTCGAGAAAGCCACGAAAGCGTTGATAGACGGATCAACGAAAAGTTGATTAAGCATCTGCTGCTTTCAAGTCCTCAACCCGTGGCCGCTCAGTTGATCGGAGAAATTTCGATGCCTCAGATGCCTGTTGCCAATGGTGCGATTGCGGCGGTCCGACAGAAGTCCGAGAGATCGGGCGGAATCACGAACGACATGAAGGTGACTGTCGAGAACCACATCCAGACAACGGCTGATCCTCAAGCGGTAGGACAGGCCGTTTCGGTCGGTGTTGATCGCGCCTTGACTCGTTCGAATCGAAACCTCGTGAACGCTCAAACCGGAGTTGTTCAAAAAGGATGATTGAAAATGCCCCAGACAGAAACTTGGGCTGTCGTTGACAGCTCGGGTCGCAAGATTTGCGACTACGACACGGTCGACCAGCTCGAGGATTCCAATACGGCAAGCATCCCGATTGAGCCTCAGGAAAACGGTCGCCTTTTTGCCTACGACAAGGTGCCGACACCCATTGAGGTGACGGTCCGCCTTCTGTTTGCAGGAGACTACTCCAGGCAAAACACAGCGCTGTCTACGCTTGAGAAATGCCGTCAAGGAACATCGACATTCATGATCGTGACGCCTTCAAGAGTGTTTTTCAACATGACTCTTGTCGGGTTCAGCACGACTCGTTCTGCGACGAACGGCGTCAACCTTTTGGAAGTCTCATGTTCGTTTCAAGAGGTCAAGGCTGTGTCATTGGCAACTCAGACCGTTCAATGGTCTCCCCGAAACCCGACAAGTGCGGATGAGACCAACAGAGGTCAAGTGAGGGCGCAAAACAGCGTTTTGTACGACATCTTCAACTGAGGCGGATATGTACACAATTCCTTTGCAGCCGGTTCCGAACCAGTCTTTTTCTGTCGTTCTTGATGATCAGAACTGCCGAATCAACATTCGACAGACGGGAAGTGCTTTGTTTTTGTCTCTGACTGCAGACGATGTAGATGTTTGTAAAACGCACATTTGCCAGAACAGAGAGCAGATTCCGGCTTGGAACACCAACCTCTTCAAGGGCAAATTGGTTTTTGCTGATCAGGACGGGAAAAACCATCCGGAATACTCCGAACTCGGTACCCGATACGTTCTTTGCTACCTGACGGAAGAAGAATGCAATCAACTTACAGCCTGAAAGACATTGCGGTCAGCATTGCGCTGGATGTGCAGGGCGCAAACAACCAGTACACATTTCAGGGGTATGCGACCAACGTCAACATCAGCAAGACCGGCGGTGTCGATTTTGCGACGGCTCAGGTTGAAATCTTTGGCTTGTCATTGGACACGATGGCCCAGTTAACAACCTTAGCCTTCAAGCCGCTGAATCGAAGGTGGAACGCCATCGAGATTTCGGCGGGAGAGCAGGGGACGGAGCTTTCGAGCATCTTTCAGGGCGAAGTCACGGTGTCCTATGCCGATTTGAACGGAGCCCGACCGGTTCTCAAGATTGAGGCACAAACCAGTGCTTATAACGTCTTGAAGCCGACGCCTCAGATCGCCGTCCAGGGGTCGCAATCGGCTACGCGCTTGTGCGAGCAACTGTGCGCCGAGTGCGGATACACATTTGAGTCTGTGGATGTTGACGCTCAGGTCGCCGACTGTGTCTTGACTGGTGATCCGATCACCAAGATGCGCCAAATCGCACGGGACACGGGAAGTGATCTGCTGATTGATGACAACCGGGTCGTGTTGATGGCTAAGGGCTCAACGCGAACGGATGGCGGCATTCCGATCGTGTCTGCAGAGACTGGGATGATCGGATACCCGACGTTCACAAACCAGGGCGTCAATGCGAAGAGCTTCTTCAGACCTGATCTGAAGATCGGCGGAGCCGTTCGTCTCGAAACCATCATCCCGAGCGCTTCGGGGGTTTACAAGATCACGCAGTTGGTCCACGAGCTGAGTGCTCACAACCCGGGAGGAGGCTCATGGTCCACATCCTTCCAAGGAATGTGGATCGAGGAGTGAGAAATGAGCGAAGAGTTAAGCCAAAACAGCGGTGAATTCACTGGTTCGAGCGAATACAACGTCTTGGACTTTGTCATCCGCTCAATCGTCTGCGGGTTGGTGAACACTGCGATTCCGGTGAGAGTGGACAAGGTCGAAAGGCCTGCAGAAGGGGGAGGTGCCGGGTACTTGTCGGCAACGCCTCTGATCAAGATGCGATCTGCAAAAGGGGATGCTTTAGACGTTGTCAGCATCCCCAAACTACGTTGGTTTCGCCTGCAGCACGGTACGGCAGCGATCATTGTCGACCCTAAGCCGGGAGACATTGGATTGGCGGTTTTTGCGCAGCAGGATGTCTCTGCTTTGAACGGTGGTTCTGAACCGATCCAGCCTGGTTCCTTCCGCTGCTACAGCATCTCGGATGGCTTTTACTTCGGTGGATTCTGGGGGCAGAAGCCGACAACTTTTATACGCATTGAGGACAACGGACAGGTTACGGTGACGGCCCCTCAATCGGTTGTGGTGAACTCGATCGATGTCACTGTGAACGCCTCGGGCTCGACCAAGATTGACAGCCCGTCCGTAACGATCACGGGGGACACCACGATTGAAAAGACTCTCACGGTTCGGGAACTGATCTCCGGCACCGGAGGTATGACAGTTAGTGGTGGAAGTGGTGCAAGCGTTACCGGAAATCTGAGCACAACAGGAGACGTGACTGCAGGCGGTATCAGTCTGCAGAATCACGTTCACGACTGTCCGCAGGGCGGAACCACGTCGGAGGCTAAGTAATGCACACAGAAAATACTCTAGCTCTGACACCGAACTGGGACCTCCAGTTTGACTCGAACGGGAACTTGAGCATTTTGAAAGAAGCTGAGGCCATTTGCCAGAACGTTTGCAATGAGTGTCGATTGTTTCTGAACGACGCTTATTTTCGTTACGACGAAGGCATTGATTGGTTTACGGACCAGTTGGGACAACCGTTGCAGGAATCGGTTGTGACGGAACGGCTTCGTAATGCAACTCTGAGTGTTCCGGGTGTGATTTCCGTCGTCAATATTGAGCTGACGGAAATCGATCAGGAAACCCGCACGTTGCACGGCAAGATCGAAATAGAAACTCAGTACGGATATGGCACAAGTTATCTTTGATGAAAACACGGGCGTCACAATTCCGACCACTCGAGAAGTGCGCGACGACTTGGCAAGTGCCGTACAAGAGGCAATGCCGAAAACTGCCAATGGTGACCCTGTCAATGTCGATTCAACGGCCCCTATGGGGCAACTTATCGATGTTGTGGCTTCGGAAAACGAGGCTAAAAACTCGGAAGTTGCGTACTTGGCAAACCAATTCAATCCAGAGACCGCAAGAGGTCAGTTTTTAGACGCTCTAGCCAACTTGTATGGGGTGAAGAGAAAGGTTTCTGAACCTACGGTTGTCGTATGTACTTGCACAGGGTTGAAGGGAACGACCATTCCTTATGGAGTTCTGGTTGAGGATGACAACGGCAACCAGCTCCGGCACAACGCCGCCTTGGGGGCAACTATTGGTTCCAACGGAACTGTGGACACGACTTTTGCAACGGTGGAGCACGGTGCCGTAGAAATCGGGGCCGGTACGGTCAACACGATTGTGACAGTTGTGCCAGGATGGGATGCCGTGACAAATGATGCAGCTGGCGTGACAGGTCGAGATGTTGAGCCAGATGGCGAACTTCTGAATCGCATGCTTGAATCCTATGCGAAAAATGCCCACGGAACTCCGCCGACGATGCAGAGCCGTCTGGCGAATCTTGATGGCGTTCTGGACTGCGTAGTCCTTGAAAACTACACCAATGCCGAGCAAGTTCAGTACTCGGTTACGCTCGAGCCGCATAGCGTGGCGGCTTGTGTGGTTGGCGGGGACGATGAGGCTATTGCGGAGACGATTTTCGATTGCAAGGCAGCAGGTTGCGGAACCAGCGGCAACTACGACGTGTCTTGCGTTGACGAAGAGCACTACAACGCGAAGTACACCTACAAAATCATCCGTCCAACAATCGTGGATTTCGACATTCAGGTGACTTTTTTCGACCAGAACATGGACGAAGTTACGCAATCCAATGTCAAACAGGCAATCATTCAAGATTTCTTGGGGCAGGGAAGCCAGAAAAATCCACGTGTGAAGCTCGCCACGACTGTGTATGCAGATCGTTTCTACCAGTGCATCAAAGATGTGACGAAGGCTCCCATCAAGTCAGTCTTGATCGGCATGAACAGCGAGGGATTGGCTGACTACGTGGAAGTTCCTGCAAACGAGAGCCCGACAATCAGTGAAGATACGATCACTCTTGTCTTCGGAGGCTAACCATGAGCACAACGCAGACATGGGAGGACCTGCAACAGGTTGATGATGTTAGGGAAATGGCTGATGTGCCCAGCAAGGCAAGCATCGCCATGCAGAGCCAGTACGCCCATGCTCCGAACTTCAAAGCCTTGGCTGAAATCTTTCACAATGCTTTGGATGCGACTGAGCAACTGGATCAGTTGCTGAGAGACGTTGCTGATGCCAGAACGGCGAAGGGCGTCTTCTTGGACTGGTGGGGCAAGCGAGTCGGCGTGGACCGACTGATCGAAGTGGACGGTGAATTTATTCGGTTTGACGATGACTATTACCGGTTCCTGATCATGTACCGAGCGCTCTGCAATATCTCCGACTCGAGCGCCGCCACCATGAACCGGTTGCTGTCGCAGCTGACGGATCAGCAAGTCTTCATCGTGGACTACCAGAACATGAGTATCCGATCAATCGTTGTGGCCGGCTCAATGAGCGACTTGCAAATCACGATTTTGCGAGCCTATGGCCTTCTGAACCGACCTATGGGTGTGATGACCAACTTCTTGGTGATCTACCCGGACGATGCGATCTTTGGCTTTGCCGGATCGGATCTTCAGCCTTTTGACCAGGGTGTTTTCAATCCGGGGCAAGAGTTCCCGATGAATGCCTGACCAAACAAACACGGACCCAGAAAACAGAACCCGCCTCGAGCGGGTTTTTTCATAGGCGGAATTTTTGCAATGGCTACTAAATATCCTCAACATCTTTTGACTACCGCGCTCGCGGAAAGAGGCGACAAGACAATTCCGCCGGCGACTTCACAGCAGGCAGGGACAGGTCGATTTTCTCAAGCTGAAGGATGGCGATTAGAGACAAGCCAGCCTATCGGTGAAGGTGGCATGCCGCCGAAACGAGAAGATTTCAACGGAGCTTTTTATCTGTTGTCTCAGCTTTTGCTGTGGTACCAGCAGGGCGGCTTGATGCAGTACTCATCCTCACTTGATTACGAGGTTGGAAACGAGGTTCTCTACTTAGGCACCAAGTACAAGTGCCTCAAAGAAAACGGACCTTCCAGTGCGAGTGTCGTGCCCGGTACGGATGCCGAGACGTGGGCAGACAGCGGTTCAGTCGTTCTTTATGTTCAGCAAGCTCTTCAGACAGGTCAACAGCAGCAGGCGCGCACGAACATCGGCGCCTTGGGCAAAAACGAAACGGCGGCCAGTGCATCAAAGCTTGAGGTTTCCATTTCGATCTCATTGGTTGGGGATGTGACTGGAACCGTCAGTACCGATCTTTCCGGGAACGTTGAATTGCAGACAACTGAAAACGTGGCTCGAGGGATTGAGAAAGCATTTTCTGATTTTGCGACGGAACACGAGGTGTGATGAAAAATGGCCGAGAAAACAAAGTTTCAGTACGCAAAATCGCCGACGGGAGCATTGTCTGGTGCTTCCTTCATTCAGCAGACCGAAGATGCCATCAATGACCTCGGCGGAAAAATTGTTGACTACAGCGGGATCTCAGAAGAGACCAAGCGAAAAGCAGAGCAGGCTTTGAGTGCGTCTCAGACGGCTCTAAGCACGTCAAACAATGCATTGACGCAGTCCGGGCAAGCCATTGAGACAGCAAATTCCGCACAAACTCAAGCGGGAACAGCAGTAACGGAGGCTCGTGCGGCGAAAGAGTCAGCGGATGCCGCAAAGATTGATGCCGAAGCGGCTGCAACCGAAGCCGAAACCGCACGACAGGCGGCGCAGACTGCAAACACGTCAGCACAAGACGCAGCTAGTCGCGCACAGACGGCACAGACATCGGCCGAGTCAGCTCGAGAGGATGCTTACACGGCACGGCAGGCCGCAACTACGGCGCAAGAGTCTGCTACTCGAGCAGAAGCAAATTCGCTTCTGGCTCAAAGCCAAGCCGCATCAGCAGCCAATGCCGCAGCGCTCGCAAACGGCGTCGTTCGCTACGACAGCTCTCAGCAGCTCAACACGTCTCAGAAGTCGGTGGCACGCACAAACATCGGGGCCGCCGATGCTTCTGATACCTACACAAAGGCTGAAGTAGACGCAAAGGTCGACCTGACTCCGTATCTGACCAAATCAGAGGCACAGGAAACATATGCCTTGGCTTCTGACATGCAAAGCGTGTTTGACACCTTCTCACAGTTCAATCAGGAAAACGGGGTGAACTGATGCAACAGATTGATCTGGTTCTGAATAAGGGAACGGACTTTGCCTGCATGTTCATTTGTGTTGACGGAGTGGGAAAAGCTGTTGATTTCTCCGGCTACTCCGCAAGGATGCAGGTCAAAAACAACGCTTATGGCCGTGTTCTGGATGAATTGAGCACGGATAACGGCCGTATTCAATTTGACAATGAAAGAGGATCGATTCTCGCTCGTTTTCCGAACGAGATAACGGCAGGCTACCCGGCCGCGAAGCTTCTTTACGACATCGTGATGGAGAACGATTCCGGTTATGTCTTCCGTGCAATCGAGGGAAGCATCAAGGTGCGACAGGGGGTGACGATTTGACGTGCTTGAAATGTTGTGATGGTTTTCAAGTTGTTCAGGTTCAAATTCCGGGAATTCAAGGAGGCAAAGGTGATTCGGGCAATGATGGAAAAACGCCATCGATCTCGGTAGACGCCAAGACTCTTCCGGAAGGATCGGAAGCAACTGTGACGAGAGAGGGTTCTGACGAAGAGCCCTCTTTTCTTTTTGGAATCCCCAGAGGGGATAAGGGAGAGAAGGGCGAACCAGGCTCTTTCTCTGAAAGTGACGTGATTGATCAATCACAAATCGACAATCTTTTTGGAGCATAAACGATGCCGAATAAGTTTCTTGACATGACCGGCCTGACCTACTACGACAGCAAGTTGAAAGAAGTCGCGGGGGGGGGCATTTCGATTGATGGCCAGGTCGTAACTCTCAAATCCATTTCCGGTGCCACGCTCGGCACTGTCACGATCCCTAAGCAGCAAATCGGTCTGGCAACCGGATCTCAGGACGGTCTGATGAGCTCGTCCAACTTTACTAAGTTGGAAGGGATTTCCACCGGTGCAAATCGAGTCGAAGACTCTGAAACCAACGGAAACATCAAGATCGACGGCGTTGAGTCGCCCGTTTATCAGCACCCGACTTCCACGGCCGGGGCACTTCCCAGCAATCTCTACAAGATCACCACGGATGCTAGTGGCCATGTGACTGTCGGCACCGCAGTGACCAAGACCGACATTACTGACCTTGGAATTCCGGCTCAGGACACTACCTACGAGCTCGCAAATGCATCAGCAAACGGTCTGATGAGTTCTGCCGATTTCACCAAATTGTCGGGTGTGGCAGCTGGTGCTCAGGTCAACGTGATCGAAAGCGTCAGCCTCAACGGATCGGCGCTGCCTGTCAACTCCAAGGGAGTGAACATCGATCTTTCGAACTATGCGACCAAGTCCGACATCACGACCGCCGTTATCTATCACGGCTCGGTCGAAAACTATGCCGCACTTCCGACAGGAAGCGTGAAGAACGGCGACATGTACAACGTCGAACAGAAGGACGCGGAACACGGCATCGATGCCGGCATGAACGTCGTTTGGAACGGAGAATCGTGGGACCCGATGGCTCCCATGGTTGTCTTTGAAGGAATTTCCACCTCGGAAATTGACGAACTCTTCGCAGCCTAATCCTAGGGGGTTGAGATGGCCAACAAGTTTCTCGACTTAGTAGGCCTCTCTCACTTCAAAGACTTGATGGTGCAGTTCGTGACAAGCGCGATCACAGCCTTGTCAACCACGGTTCAAGAAACCTACTCGACAAAGACCGAAGTGAGCGGGGTCAATGACAAAGCGCAGGGTGTTCTTGACGCCTTTGCGCAATTCAACTCGGAGAACGAAATCTCATGAGCGCGAATGCAGAAATTTTGAAGACGCTGAACTGGCTCAAGACGCAGATCAGCGCAAGGTTGCCGCTTGCCGGCGGCACCATGACCGGAGGTCTCCTACTTCACGGAGACCCGGCTGAAGCTCTGGGAGCGGCAACGAAGCAATACGTTGATGAAAGGACCACCGTGGCTTCTCAAGAAGAGGCTCAGGCCGGAACCGACAACACAAAGATGATGACTCCTTCAGCAACAAAGCAGGCGATCTTGGCCAATGACCCTGGGGTCGTTCAGGCCTTCACCGAATTTGCGACCGAAAACAACATCACAGTTTCTTAATATGGAGACGATCCTATGGCACAAGCCAAAGCGATTACGGCCAACCCGACGGTAAAGGCCGTCCTAGAGTATTTGAACACGAAAAGTTCGAGTTCAGTTCCAACCGGTGCAATTTGCTTCTTCGCAACGACAGCCATCCCAACGGGATGGCTTCTTTGTAATGGGAGTCAGGTTTCCCGAACGGAGTATGCTGCGCTCTTTGCTGCAATCGGCACAAAGTTCGGCGCAGGAGACGGATCGACTACCTTTACGCTTCCGAATTTGGACGATCGATTCATTGAAGGCACAACGGACACCGCGAAGGTCGGACAGTACCTCGAAGCTGGGTTACCCAACATCACGGGTTCGTTTGGTAATTTCCGAACCAGTGGTCCTTCGTATATAGGTTGCTTTTTTGCTTCATCAGACTCTTCCCAGCGGCATGGTTCGGATAACGTGTATTCTTCCGGCGCGGGATTTGATGCGTCTCGAAGTTCTTCAACATACGGTATGTCTTCAGTTGTTCAGCCATCAGCGTTGCACTTGCTCTCTTGCATCAAAACTTGATGCAAGCAAGAGCACATAAAGATGATGGTTGCACTGACGTAGATTCCCCGAATATCGAAGATGACATCGTGGCGGAAACGGCAATTCTTCCGCCTTCACCTGGATTTTGGGTATTCCCTCTCCGGAAAGGATTAGTTCTTCCTTCATACAAAAAGCAACCTTCCGTCTGGAAATAGTTATTTCCAGAAACCTCTGATCCATTTGGAATGTTCAAACCCCCAGTGATGTTGGGCCCAACATCACTGGCCTTGAGACTGGATTTTCCTTTGAAGGTGATCCGGCATTTTGGACGGGAGGCGCATTTGCAGTCGAAGAACTTCGTATGGGCACCAATTTGGAAGGCAAATCTGAGATCGCCAGAGTATCTTTTCAAGCCTCACGAGAAAGCGTCATTTACGGAGGGTCCAATGTTGTTCAACCATCTTCGCTTCGGGTTCTAGCCTGCATCAAGCCTTGATACATGCCAACCCTCGAAGGCTTGCAGGGTGAACCACATTTGACGCTCCATAAATTGCACTGCTTCGGTTGGCAGATAGAGCAAGTGGTTGAGCGCCATAGGAGTTGATGTTTCCGTTTACTGAGTAATATTCGCCTCCATCTTTGTAAAAGGCGCCTGACACAGAACCAGTTTGGTTTATGGCACCAATATCGTTTTGTACGCGATATGTACCAGTGATGTTGGGTAGTCGCCCAACATAACAGGTTCATATAAATCCGCGAGGAAACCCGCGGCTTTAGCCGCGGGAGGAATCGCGGCTCTAAAAATGATAATATGTGTCCATGCTGGAATTAG